TTATGTGGATGAAATGTGGATGCCTCCTTTTAATGGATTAAGTGAAATTGCATCCTGGAGGAAATCAGGAGCGAGGTGCGCATAGGTCATAGTTTGCTGAATCGTGGCGTGCCCCATAATTCGCTGGAGCGTAAGTATATTTCCTCCATTAATCATAAAGTGAGCTGCAAAGGTATGGCGTAGAACATGTACAGCCTGTCCCTTTGGTAGGTCTGGCTTAACACTGCGAAGCACCTTGCGATATTCCTCATAATTGACGTCAAACAAAAGGCCGGATTTCTTTGTTTTGATCTCACTAACAACCTCATCAGAGACAGGAATAATTCGAACTTTTCCGTTTTTAGTTTTGTTAAACGTCACGCGATTATTGATGATGTGTTCCGCGCGCAGATTTTTCGCTTCTCCCCATCTCGCCCCAGTACTGAGACAAAGTAGCGTAATCCGCCGGGCATCACCGCTTACTGCATCCAGCAATTTGGCGATTTCTTCCGTGGTGAGGTACGTCATTTCGGGTGATTTTCGTTTCAAAGAGGGGAGGGCGCGGAGTGGATTTTCTCCGTGAAATTCCCCGGCATTTGCCAGGAGTGTAAACATTCCTCCGAGATCCGACTCATCACGCCGAACAGTAGATTCTTTTACTCCTAAGGATAAACGGGAGCTTCGATAAGCTGCCATGAAACGAGCATTAATCTGGCTAACCCTTGGATCATTCATTTCTTTGATGATTTTTTTCAATCTGGTTAGAACGCCGTTAGCATATGGCTTATTGCGTCCACCCAATTCCCACCATAATGGAAGCAGATCTGAGAGATGACGTTGCTCTGTTGGCTTTTCAAGCCATTCCTTATCGTGCATGTGGCTGAGAACATAGCGCTCAAAGGCCACTGCATCTGCCTTTTTCTTAAAAATCCGCTGAATCCGACGTCCACTTCGGCCACGCGGTCTAACATCCACTTTATACCGTCCACCATCGAGTGCCTTAATTGCCATTGGCAAGCCCTCCGGTGAAACGAGGAAAGACATTCCCAGTTTGTAAAACGTAAGAATAATAAAGGGTTAACCAATTTTCCTTTCGGATGGGGGTAAGTCCGTTGGCTCTTGCCCATAGTGTGCGAGAGCCGGAGCTACCTGCCCGGATTCAGGCGCAATTTTTCCAGTCATAAACCACAAGGCATATTTTTCGAACCGCGGGCAATTTAAGATTTTCATCATTACATCCCCTTTGGGTATGGATTCGCCAGTCTCATAACGCCATAGCGCGTTATGCGGAATACCTATTAACTCCGCAGCCTCATTGCGACTTGTAATGCGCTCACTTTCACGCATTAGTTTTAGTTTTTCACCAATCTCCAAAATCATATTGCATTCTCCAAATATGTAGTGCATTATGCAAACAATGAGTTGAACTATGGGGTAAATATCTCACCTATACCCCAAACAGGGAGATTATCACATGAATGAAGAACTATTGAGGGCATTGTTTAAGATCCCAGACCCCATCACCGTCGATGAATTTGCCCGCCGCACGGGCAAGACCGAATCAGCCGTAAGAAAGTTGGTGGAACGTCGGCTCATCCCTCTGGCCACTGAGCGTGAAGTTTTAGGCGAGGAAGGAAGTTCACGCCGCCTTCTCATCCTATGGAACGAGTGGCTCGAAATGGTCTATGACGCAACGAAACAACTTCCTCCTGAGCGTAAAGATTGGCGCAATCACTGGCTTAATAAAGCCAAGAAGCTGGCGGAAGATTTGGGATTAGGCTTTCTTAATTTTGCTGCATGAGATGCAGGGAGTTTTGATATGAAACAGCAACGTAATTCACGCTTTCGTAATGGTGCTGAACGCCACGCCAACCGTTTCGCTACCAGTGCATCACGCAGCAACATCCGCTACAGCCTGAGTGATACACACGCAACACCGGATGGCTACCCAGTAAAACAAATCGGCGAGCATGCCTGGCTGATTGAGAAAGCTGGAATCGTAGTCCACAAATGCCCACGCAATCCGTTTACCGGAAACCGCATTTTTGCACTAAGCAGCGGCGACAATCAGTTCGGACAGGATTTCACATTATACGAAGCACTTCGCACGGTTGATCGTCTGCTTCGTGGGCAAAGTTTTATTAAACAGGCTGATTTATAACAGGTGCTTTATGACCAAAGAGCATGCACAAGGTGTATTTATCCGTTTTATTGATTTTCGCGGTGAACTGTTATTACGCGCATCCGCTATTGATGGAGTGACTCCGGCGGGTAAAAACGGAGCCGCCGAAGCCACTTACATTTATCTGAACGGCACACGGCTGCTTGTGGAACTTCCGTACCAGACCGTACGAGAAATCATTAGCGAAGCTGAAAAGGCACGTCAGGTTAATGGCGATAAACCCTATATCGAAATTATTTGTATGGATTCAGAAGCAGAAATCCAGAAGGCAGATTAAAGGGTGTGCGATGGACAAAGAATATAAAGCTCTTATCAATAAAGCACTTGAGCGTTTTTATTTTCGCCTAAACACATCAGGGGCCCAGGCAGAACACGCAGCCCATGATTCATTAGCAAGGGCAATCAGAAGCCTTTATGACGTGGCTTTTTACGCCGACGATTTGGATGCGATTAACGAGCTTTCCGAACTCGTCTGCGCTGCAGAATGCGGTGAACGCATTGAACCGTATAAACTGGGGAATATCGTATGAGCATATTTATGTCATGGCTTATTCTGATTATTTCGGTGGCCTGCGCAATCGGGATTATGCGAATTATTAATTCAGTAAAAAAGATTGAACGCTTTTTCACTGGTGAATAACGATACAAATAAAACATCAAATTAAATAAGAAAACGTGAAAACCATCCGTATTAACGGAGGTATTCGCACACGCAAATAATGGAGATACAAAAATGCACGCAAAAGAAGAAGGTATCATCAGAGCACTGAAAGAAATTTCAAAGACAGAAAACGAAGTAGCGAAAAAAGCCATAGCAAATAATCATATGGACGTCGCAACCCACACACTGATAGTCGCAAGAGTCACGGCCGAAGCAGCCGAAATTATCGAAAAACAGGATGCTGAACTAACGGTTCTCAGAACACAACCAGTCACCGGGCTGGATTTGTCTAACACCGGACGCCTTATTTACACAATTGGCTCGGAGCCACAGCAATACACCATTATCGCCGGATTACAGGATAAATACCTGATCACTCCTCACCCCATAAGGGAATCAGAAATTCTGACAAATCTCCGCCTGATAGAGCGCTCTCAAGTCGCATTCATTGATGACGCACAGCGCACCGTATTTAACGCATAGGGTTACTGGACAAAGGGGGCGCAATGGCAATTAAACGTTTTTCCGTCATTCGTTTCACATCCAGAGGGCGTGAATACGAAGTTGACGAACGGCTGATTAAAACGCTCGACCGTCACCGTTCGCAACCTGACGCGCATCACATTTATCTCACTGACGACACTTACTTCTGCGCCACCAACGTGGTGCAGGTGAACCTTATCCGACAGGTACAGGAGTCACGCAGATGACCATTCTGGACTATATCGCCGCCAATCCGGGTTGTAGCGGTGGAGAAATCGCCGCCGCGCTGAATACCCCAACCACAGCCATTAATGCGGAGTTACGCCGACTCTGGCGCAGCGGTTCAGTCATAAGAAAAGAGCGCAAAACAGGCGGTCGCTTTTCTTACCAGATAAACCCGATGCCGTTCGGGTGCGGCAATCCACTTACCAACATGTTAAACCAGCTACTGAAGGAAGTCAGAGCATGAGCACCATCAACCATCAGGAACTACGTGAACTGGCGACTGCCGTGCAAAGAATGTCTACCCAAAAATCACTGCCATTCCGTGTGAGCCCTGTCCGGCAGGTACAGGAGTCACACGGATGAACAGAAGGAGAATTACACGCAGACATCGCCGCACACGCCTGAGCTCCCCGCCAACACTAAAGAAACTCATTCAAAGCGAGATCGGTGATTTCTTCGCTGGATTTGGATCACCAGGCGAACCAGAAACACCAGAAGCGATGCAGCGCGAACTCACGATGCGCATCGACAACGTTTTCGATTTTTTCCTTAACCAGTAAGGGAGTAAATCACAATGAAACTCAAACCAATGGGTACGCCTGGTGTGGCTCCGGCACATGTAAAGCCATGGACACAGCAGGAGGATGAACTTTTAGCCACGTTATACCACTCCCACACAGCGCCGGAGCTGACAAAGCACTTTCAGAGAACCGAGTCAGCAATACGAAGCCGCATCCGTCTTTTGCTCTCTCAGGGGGTTATTCACGCCAAACAAACTCCACTGAGTACAAAAGAACTCAGCATGCTCATCAGGAATCGCCACACAAAAACCATCCGGGAACTCGCGAATGAGCTGGGGCGCTCGCCATCCACGGTAGAACTGAACCTGAGAAAAAGAGGGTATCGGTTCAGGAAATACGGGGAACTCCACCACAGAACCAGATACAGCGATCACCTGGTGGAGCTGGTAACTGAACTGCGTGATGAGAAGGGGATGACATTCAGCGAAATCAGGAAGCACATCCGGGACACGACCGGGATATCCCTTAAAAGATGGGTCCCCGCCAGGCTTTACGCACGATATACCGCCGCTGATACCGTGCTTTGCGAACTACTACCGGACTGAGTAACCACTATGTACACACAAAAAAACCGCTTGCCATGCCGCAATCAGTCAGGTTACATTTTCGCTGCACCTCATAAAACGGGTGCCGGGTTTCGCAGCCTGCTGACAACCAAAGCGCACAACCGCGCCAGCGGTTTTTTTGTGCGTACTGTATTGCCACGTTTTTTTCGCGTCAGAATTATGGCGGGGCGTACGGGGCCGACTTCGGTCGGGCCGGGTTCTTTGGTTGCCGGTACTGCGAACCCCGTACGTCTCGCCACCCACAGTTTCGCAGCTCTGGATGGTGAGTTTTCAAAACTTACAACCAAAGAGGCCACACCATGGCAAACCGCAAACAGCACCGCGCTATCGCGGAGCGTCGTCACATCCAGACTGAAATCAACCGCAGACTTTCCCGCGCATTCCGCGTCGCTAAAATCATGCACATCAATATGCTGCATGAGCGTAGCTGCGAACTTTCAAACCTCTACTCATCCGCTGTTTTCAGTTATCTGGCGGATGATCTGCGCGAGCTTCAGCAGCTCATCCAGCAGCAAAACAAACTCCATTAATTCCTGTTCCGGGCCTTTCCTGCACCTTGCGGCGGGAGGCCTTCGCACATCTGTAACAAGAGGATTGCCGCAATGATTCTCGCCAACGACTTTCTTGAATACCTGCTCAACACAGAGCGTGATCTTGCCGTTCGCGTGCGTGAACGTTATGACATGTACCTGAAATCCCTGCCTGTACCGCAGCTCGCTGACGGAAAGATTGTTATTGATGGTCGCTACATGATTGACAGCCACGAGGGAAATTACAGGCTTTACCGCATTGAAGGTGGCACTCCGTCCGTTATTGGCATTTACCAGCGCCCATCCTCTGCAATCGTCGATGTGATTGCCGACAGCATCCGCATCACACATCGCTATGCCGACACAGAAGACACCGTGCTGGAAATTCAGCGGCTGGCTGCCGTTTGCCGTGACACCCTGAACGGTATGACGCAGTAAATCAGTATGACGACAGAGTACATCAGGGACTGGCAACAACCGCGCCACGCAGTGGGGCGTGAAGGAACGGGGATCCCCGCACCTGAATCCGCGCTTTCCTCCTGGCTGGATGCCTACCAAGCAGAGAACGAGCGCCGACAGGAAAAGGCTGATGCGGCGTTCTCTGCCACGCCACTGGGCAACCTGATTAATAAAAGCCTGGACGCACAGGAAAAACAGGACAAAACCATCACGCTGGCAGGAGACGCCAGAAGACAGGCACGCGGCACGGTGGATGAAGCCATGGCCTCGCTGCGCCTGCTGCCGTCCTATCTGCGCGATCCGCTTATTCGCCACCTCTCCTTCCTGCGCAAAAAACAGGAAGTCGATCGCCGGAAAGGCAAAAAGAGCTGGCAGGCGGAACGCTATGCACGCGGAACCCTGCGCAAAATATTCGAACGTCTGGATCGCACTGACGGACACTGGCTGACACCGGGTTATCGCTCCCTTGCCGGACGCGAACGCCTGGACGATTTGCTTTACCTGCCGCAGCTCAACAAACACCAGATACAGACGCTGGCCACCATGACGGCGGCGATGTTCAGCAGCACCTTCGAAAAACTCTGCGATGGCTTTGGTGCGACTGATGGCGAGCTGACCATGGATGTAACGCTGAAGGCGTATCAGATGCTGGCCCGCATGGCGTTACACCTGCACGCCATGCCTCCGCATTATGACGCACTGACAACAGACAAAGACCGGAGGAACGAACCAGACACGGAGCTGCTGCCGGGCGCAATCCTTCGCCTGACCTGTGCGGAATGGTGGAAACGCAAACTGTGGCTGTTACGTTGCGAGTGGAGAGAAGAACAACTCCGCGCCGCCTGTCTGGTTTCCAGAAAAACATCGCCCTATCTGAGCCAGGATGCGTTAAGCGAGTTTCGCGCACAGCGCGAGAAAACACGCGATTTCCTGAAAAGTTTCATGCTGGAAAACGAAGACGGGTTCACGATTGATCTTGAGACAGTGTATTACGCGGGAGTAAGTAACCCGGTTCACCGTAAGGCAGAAATGATGGCCACCATGAAGGGGCTGGAACTTCTGGCCGAAGCCCGTGGCGACAGAGCGGTGTTTCTGACTGTCACCTGCCCGTCAAAATACCACGCAACAACGGAGAACGGTCATCCGAATCCCAAATGGAACGGGGCCACTATGCGCGACTCCAGCGATTACCTGGTTAACTCGTTTTTTGCGGCGGTCCGCAAGAAACTGAACCGCGACGGCCTGCGCTGGTATGGCATCCGCACGGTGGAGCCTCACCATGACGGCACCGTGCACTGGCATATGATGGTCTTTGCTCATCCGGAAGAAATCGACACCATTGTGTCCCACACCCGCGATATTGCCATTCAGGAAGATCGTCACGAGCTGGGTGATGATATTACCCCACGCTTTAAGGCAGAGTACGTCGACGGCTCAAAAGGCACACCGACCAGCTACATCGCCACCTACATCGGGAAAAACCTGGACAGCCGTGCCGTGGATGGCATCGACCCGAAAACGGGCAAGCCACGCGTTGACCACGAAACAGGTAAATCAATGGCCGAGAGCGTGGAGCGTGCCATCGGCTGGGCGCGCCTTCACCGGGTCCGCCAGTTCCAGTTCTTTGGCATCCCCTCCCGTCAGGTGTGGCGTGAACTCCGCCGCCTTGCCAGCCAGATGGCACGCAACCCGGAAGGCCCGCAACGGCTGAAGGATGACGCAATGGATGCGGTACTCGCTGCCGCTGATGCCGGATGTTTTGCCACCTACATTGAAAAACAGGGGGGCGTACTTGTTCCGCGCAAGGACTACCTGATTCGCACAGCCTACGACCTCGCAGATGAGCTGAACGATTACGGCGAGCAGAGTGTACAGATTTACGGGATCTGGTCGCCGCTCATTGGGGAGTCTTCCCGCGTATGCACGCATCCGGATAACTGGAAGCTGGTAAGACGCAAACCGGAAGCGGAAGACAGCGCCCGCGAAAATGGTTTTGACCTTCAGGGCGGCCCTGCCGCCCCTTGGACTCGTGGCAATAACTGTCCCCGTGTACAGGAAACAGGCAACAACGGGACAGAACAGCCGGAAGAACGGCCAGCACCGTGGCCGCAGCTTCCTGACGGCGTTGAAGTAAATGAATGGATGCGCTCACTGAAACGGCACGAACGCCGGGCGCTGATGCGTTCGCTTCGTGACAAACAGGCAAAAAACAGCAGCGATGAAATGCAGAACTGGACACAGAGCCGCAAACAGCAGCGGCCTTTGCCTGATAACCACGAGTTACTCGCTAAAGAATGGCGGGAGTCTGCTGAATCTCTCGGCCTGCATATCGGTGAACAACAGATGCAGCACCTGTTACGGGGCGGCAGTCTGTACGTTGACGGCAGCATCATTGCACCGCAGGGATTTGAAATTGTACGCAAACCGGATACCCGCCCGGACAGCCGAATCACGCAGCTCTGGCAGCGTCTGAGCCGTAATCATGGCGTAAGCAGCACGGAGATCCGCCATAACCCGGTCGCCAGCTATCTGGCACAGCTGGGGGCATCAGACCCTGAAGCCGCCGCACGCCTGGCATCCACACTTCAGCAGGACCAGAACACCATGAAAACACCCGTTACCGTGCTTTCTGACATGCTGCGCGCCATCCGCGACGCAGAGCACGCACAGAGAATCAGTGAAACCACTGAACGCGCCAGCCGCAAAGCAGACCTGCTGCGGGGTGGCCTGACCAGTGGAAACAAAAAACAGACAGAAACGGGACTCACGAATCCCGTAAATGAGCAAAAAACGCGCAGCGATATATGAAGCGCGCACAAAACAGGCAAAAACGGGATTTCAGAATCCCGTAAACGATTAATTAATCAACATAAGGAAAACCGACATGAAAATTTACATCGACGACGGCTCCACCAACATCAAGCTGGCATGGACTGAGAACGGCGAACGCCGCAACGCCATCAGCCCGAACAGCTTCAAGTCGGAATGGTCTGCGCCGTTCGGTGGCTCGCAGCCTGCTAACTACATGCTTGATGGCGTGCGCTATGGTTTTGATCCGGTCAGCGATCGCTTTGTCCAGACGACCGACACGCAATACCAGTACAGCGATGTGAATGTCATTGCCATTCATCACGCGCTGGTCAAATCAGACATCACGCCACAGGAAGTGGATGTGGTTGTTACCCTGCCACTGAGCGAATATTTCGACACAAACGCACAGCCGGACATGGCCAACATCAACCGCAAAAAAGCGAACGTCATGCGCCCGGTGGAGTACCAGAACGGCGAAGCATTCACTATCCGTAACGTACGGGTTATGCCTGAATCCATTCCGGCTGGCTTTAAAGCACTGGCTGACATGAGTCCGTTTGAATCCCTGCTGATTGTGGATTTGGGCGGAACCACGCTGGATGTGGCAAAGGTTCAGGGGCAACTGGCAGGTATCAGCCAGGTGTTTTGCGATCCACACGTAGGCGTTTCTCTTATGGCCGATGCCGTACTGTCGGTGATGGCCACTAACGGTATGCGCACCAGTCACCACATCGCCAATACCATTATCGAACATCGCCATAATGAAGCCTGGCTGCGCCAGCACATCCACAATGACGCGCATTACGCCAGCCTGATGGCGGTTATTCGTGAAAAGGAAGAAACACTGAAACAACGCGTGATCCGCGCGCTGGCGGTTTTTTCGGGTTACGGGCGGGTGATGGTTGTCGGTGGCGGGGCGGAGATTGTGGCACCCGCTATCCGCGAAGCCTGCGGAGTTAATGCGACTTTCATCGCGGACGGGGTGCCACAGTTTGCTCTGGTTAATGGGCTGTACGCAATGGACAAGGAGTAAACCAATGACGACACCAACCAGACGGATAAGTTTCTATCTGAAGCCCGCCGCCGTCAAGAACGAAGGAGAAGCATGCGCCTGGCTGGACAGCCTTACACCAGAAGCCCGCAAAAGCGGCCAACGCGTGGCTTTTCTGGCCGGGCTGGCACTTCTGAAGACGAATCCGGCAGAGGCTTACCGACTGGCCGCATGGGCTGATGATGAGATGTTACCTGTGACACAAATCAGCTCAAAAAAGTTTGAAGCACAGTCTGCACCAGTGGCTAAGATAACCAGCCAGATGGCTGGGAATATCCGGGCGTTATTTCCTGAGTAAAAGCATCTGCGCGAAAAATGCTCACGTTTATAGAGACAGTATCATTCCATTTGGCACACTTACTTCAATAATCGATCTGTTAAACAAATAGATTGTCTATTATCTATCGATTAAAACGATCAATTATCTTGACAGTAATGTGCCTTTTTGTAAGATCGTTCGCATTGTGAGCGACAAGATAATTGCGCGGCATTGTCCATGCAAAACGCCCCAATAGCAGCAACTATTGGGGCGTAAAACTCGGTCGGACTCACTTAACCTGATATGCGTGCCTTCCGAAGTAAATCAAAATGTGCGTCGTATATTTTATTGCTTACACGCACCTCTGTAAAGGCACGCATATTTTTCCTATGAGGTAAATAAAGTGCGGGCTAAAACAGGTATTTGCAAGAACCCTCATCGTTATAATCCAACATTTCTGTCTCTCCCTGAATATCAAGGACAAGAAGGTCGGCACAAATGCGCTGCCTGTGCTTTTGAGCTAGGCATAAAAGATGCGCTTGAAGGACGCGCTATGGCTCAGAATGATTTAGTTTTAGCTAACATTCCGTTTAGCCAGGCTGGAACTGTAAGGCACAGAGATGCCTATGAAGCATATGTTCGTGGTTGGCGATTAATAAACAGCAACAATTGATACTTTTGAAGCGCCGATAAGGCGCTTTTTTTGTTTGCACGATAGTGCACAAGTTTGCACAATTTTTTTGAACGACTTTTTGTACTTCCGGCCCGCGTGGTGGCTGGATCCGTCAAGGATCCGTACGTGCACAAAAAAACGCGTTTTTTCTGCGCGCAGGTGACGGGGGAACAGCCCGCGTTTCAGAGGGTAAATAGCATCCCCTGAACGATGTCGCAGCGACACAACAGAATGGCTGTATTTCTCACGCTGAGCGTGAAAAAGACGTGAGGGCTTTTGATTTGATGGGGTGGAAAATAAGGCCGTCAAAATCGCACTGAGGCGGCGAGAACATGCAGTCAGCGCAGTGGGATTGCGTAAGAGTCTGACCATCGATGATGGCAATAAGCAGGAAAGCGTCGTGAAATTATCTGATTGATACAGGAGCTGGAGAGTCGGGGCATAAATTTTTTATGCCCCGGCGAAGCAGCAGACAAGCGAAGCGCGTCAGGATGTGGGCTGGGTGTCTAACAGTGCGTAAGGGTTAAAGCGGATCACCTCTTCGCCAAGCCAGTCATTGATGTGCTTCATGGCCTCCATGACGGGCATCAGCTCGTTAATTGCGTAAACCCGCGCGGCCTTCTCCACATCACCAAACGCACTTTTTTCACCCGGCATCGCCCCCATCAGTTGCGGCGGAACGCGGTGCGCAGCCAGCACATCATCACGGGATGCCGCCTTAACATTCATGAACTCATCCTTTGCGGTGATCTGCTGGAACGGCAAAATTTGCACCCCCTCTTTGCCCCCGTTGGGCGCATGAATGAGCACGTTTTTAAACGCACCACCACCACGTGCCCCCTGTAGCGTTTCTTTCAGGGAGTCCATGCTTTCGCGGTTTACCTGCGCTGCACCGATGTAGATGATGCACCCGGCGTGGGATCCGTTGTCGTAATACAGTTTTCTGAACATGTCCGCCGAATGAGACAGGCTGGCCGAGAGTAATGCGCCAAGATATTCCGGCATGCCGTAGATTTCCTGGTTAATATCCGGATTCATCAGGTGGCACACTTTGCCAGGGCGAAACTGGAACGCGTCCTTGCCATCCTGCACATACCACCATGATTCAAGATCGCTTCCGCGTCGCATGTATTTCGCCAGGGCGTGCCGTAATTTAAGCGGTTCACCGAGCATATTGCTTCGAAGCTCAAGGAATGCGTTACCGAACACAAACCAGTCCAGCGCCAGCGCCGAGAAATCCTGCCGGGAAAGCAGCGGGTGCGGAATATAGCAACCGAGCAATACATTGCGCTTAAAGTAAAGCGCAGACTGATGCCAGGACGTTTGCCGGGCAGCTCTTGCCAGACCGTACCAGTCCACCGGGGTTTCATACCACCGCCCGTTATCAGCACAGTACATATTGTCCAGCAGGTCATGCCCGGTCAGGCGATAAGGACCATCAAATGTGAATGCACTGAGCGATGATTCTTTCCTGAGCGCATCAGCGAGATCAATGCGTGAACTCATGCGCACTTTTTTATTTTTTCTGCTCATCAGAACTCCATAACCGTGAAACGCTCGTTTTCTCCTTCGCCGCCAATCGGTTCGTTAATGACAGCAAGCATGGTCGCCCACGCAAGGTCGCCGTGGCTGATCCCCCTCGCGCGGTCCGTTTCGTAAGTGATAAAGCCGCCCGGTGTTTTCACCTTACGCACGGCGTTAAAGGCCGCGACCAGTTCGCGTTCGGCGCGATCGTATTCCCACCGCCCGGCACGCATTATTTGCAGCATTTTCAGTACCAGCGACCGTTTTGATGACAGCGTGAAGGTGTACGGAATAGCAGCAGGGAAAAACCGTTTCACTATCTGATAAACAGCCTCCCCGTTCCCGCCCGTCACATCAATGCCGATGTGTTCCACGTTGTAGCGACACGTGAACTCTTCAATGACTCTGGCCTGTTCTTCAAACTCCAGCCCCTGAACGCGTCGCGTCTCCACCGTTCGAAAACGGCCACCAGGAACAGCCGGAGGAACCACCACGGACACCGCGCCGCTGTCGCCGTTGCCACTGCTGCCGTTTGCGTCATACCCAATCCATACCGGACGATTTCCCATCGGACGGGGAGCAAAAGGTTTCCAGTCTTTCCAGTCGTCGTATCCGTCAACGCCGCAGCCAATCAGGATATTCAGGTTAAATGCCGATTCCCCTTCGCGGACAAACTCACACATGTAGAGATTGAGGAACTCGTCTTCGGTGTTTTCATCGCGGATTTCGTCAATATCGGTGTGTTTCCAGCCGTGATTAACCACATCTTCCAGCGTGACAATCTGCCGCCATGTCCGGTCAGGGCAGATAAGTCCGTTATGCAGCGTTTTCCAGTCCACAGAAAAACGCTGGCGTTTATGCGAGGCCTTTTTCTCGTTCCAGCGGTCGCCGTTCCAGTAGGCGTATGCCTCGTGCGTTTCGGTGGATGGCGTGGAGAAGTAGGTGCGCCGCAGTCCGCTGAGGGTTGCCATAGCGCCAGCCACCTTACGCAGTTCAGCAAAGCGACTGACCCAGAAAAATTCATCAAAATAAAAATTGCCCGTATAGGACTGTGCCGACGCAGCAGAAGTGCCGAGAAAATGCAGCTCTGCGCCGTTGGAGAGGATGATTTTATCGCCCCCTTTCAGCTCCACATCAACTTCAGCCGCGGCCTTCTGAATAATGCTTTTAAACTGGAACGCCTGACGACGCGACGCAGACAAAAAAATCTGGTTACGCTGGTAAGGTTGCGCCACATCGTCACGCAGCGCCATCAGCAGAGCTTCCTGTGCAAAATACCAGGTCGCCCCAATCTGTCGGGATTTCAGGATCATCCTGTTACGTATCCCGGCTTCCCTGCAAAGGGTCAGGGAGTCAAACCAGCCCCGCTGATGCCACTCCAGCCTGCTGATGATTTTTTCCCGCAGTGCGGCAATCTGTTCCGGCGTGAAATGATTTTTGAGTTTTTTCGCCCGGCCTTTCTTTCCTGCGGCCATCACATCCGGCTGACCATCATGCAGCTTTTTAAGCTGCCGGGTCAGCAGGTCTATTTCCTTAAAGTCACCGCCTGTTTTATTCTGTTTTTCAGTAAGCTGGATGAGGCGCGCATCGATGGACTGCGTGACACGCTGCACGGGTGGCGTTTCATCCCACTGGTCGCGTTTTTTCCACGCATAAATCGTGTTCGGGTTTATTCCCATCAGACGTGATATTTCTGCGGGCGGATAACCCTGCCAGTAAAGTTGCCGCGCACGCTGGCGCACAAAAGCGTCCTGAATCATTGCTCCCCCTGAGTAATTACAGGAAGATTACCCGCGCGCGAAACCGTTCTCCTTAACCCCCTGTTCTGGCCGTTTTCTTACAACAAAAGCCCTTTGTATCAGCCTGTTACGCTTTGCCATCATGACTGAAGAACCAGTCAGAGGGGCAAAAACTATGGCTAATGAAAAAAAGACATCCCGCAAAAAGTTTCGCGTGGCTGTCTCCGGATCAACTGTTGATGGCCGCGAAATCAGTCCGGTGCATCTGCGTGAAGCCGCCGAGAACTTCAACCCGGATGTTTACGCTGCCCGCGTGAACGTTGAGCACTATCTCTCGCCATGCCCGTCAAGCGAATTTTCCGCAATGGGCGATGTCACCGCACTGAGTACGGAAGACATTACGGAAGGTCCGCTGGCCGGACGTACTGCGCTGTATGCAGAAATCGAACCGACCGAGCGCATGAAGCAGCTTGTCGCGGACGGCAAGAAAATCTATTCCAGTATCGAACTGCACCCGCAGTTCTCCGTTAACGGGCGCGCCTATCTGGTCGGGCTGGCGATGACCGACACCCCGGCAAGCCTGGGCACTGAGCGCCTGAAATTCACGGCACAGCAACGTCAGGCGGTGATGACGTTCAACAGTGTCCAGGGTGAAGCACCGCTCATTTCCGAAGCCATCGAGTCTGAAATCATCGAAATGGCAGAACAACGCCAGGAAGAAGGCACCCAGTGGTTTAACCGCGTAATGGGGATTATTGGTCGTGGCCGCAAAGCGGATGACGCCAGTTTCTCCCGTATTCAGGAAGCGGTGGAAGGCGTCGCAACGTCACAGGCCGACATTATCGACCGTTTTAATGTGCTGGAAACCCGCCATCAGCAGGACCGCCAGAAAATCACGTCACTGACCACAGAGCTGACAGCACTGAAGGAAAAACTGCGCACGCAGGACGGCGATCCGCAGAACCGCTTCACCGCAACGGGCGCAGCCTCCGACCAGCTGGCTGACTTCTGATAAGACAAAGGAGCAAATTTTTATGAATCTGGTGATGTCAGATATTACCCGCAACAAGCTGGGTTGCTATATGGCGCAGCAGGCGTCGCTTAACAATATCCCGGTATCTGCACTGGTATCGCGATTTACCGTGGAACCCTCGGTGCAGCAGCGTTTTGAAAACGCAGTAAAGGAGAGCACTGAATTTACAAAAAAAATTAACGTGTTCGGTGTGACTGACCAGAAAGGCGAAAAAATCCTCCTGGACACCACCGGGCCGATTGCGCGCACGAATACCAGTTATGACGGCACAAAACGCCGTAACCCGAATAACGTGGTTGATCTGAAAAACCGCAAATACCAGTGCGAACAGGTGAACTACGACACGTTTATTTCGTATCCGCAGCTTGATGCCTGGGCGGCACACCCTGATTTTCAGTCCCGCGTCAGCACACAGATTGCCCGGCAGGTGGCGCTTGACCGCATCATGATCGGTTTCAACGGCACGTCTCACGCGGATGAGTCCAACTTCAGCACTAACAAGCTGCTTCAGGACGTTAACGTGGGATGGCTGGAGCACATCAGAACCGACGCCAGCGAGCGCGTTATGAATGATGTAACGCTGACCTCCCGCAACATGGACAACACCGTGGCGCACGCGGGTAAATATGCGAACGCTGATGCTCTGGTACAGGACGCGCGCTCATCCCTGCTGGATGAATGGCACAAGGAAGCTGACGACCTCGTGGTGATTATGGGGCGCAACCTGTTTAACTCGCTGCGTCTACCCGTGCTGAACAGCATCAGCGGCCAGAATCCCAATGCGGAATTACTTGCCGGACAGCTCATCCTGTCATCGCGCGCCATTGGCGGGCTGGATGTATTCCTTGCGCCGTTCTTCCCGGATGCAACGATGCTGATCACCTCGTTCAACAACCTGTCAATTTACTGGCAGAAAGGAACAATGCGTCGCCTGATGAAAGACGAGCCGGAATACAACCGCATCGCCACCTACCAGTCCATCAATGACGCTTATGTCGTTGAAGACTATGGCAAGTGCGCGATGGTCACTGGCCTGAAGTTCGCCGACAGCTAATCACCTCACGGCGGGCATCATGCCCGCCTGTAACGGAGAGAAAAAATGATTACTCCTGCACAGCAACACTGGCAGAACGTGATGGCACAGCGCGCAGGCCGGGCGAATGAAGGCGTGGACCACGCCGCGCGTACCGCGCATGAAGAGGTGCTGTATCGTCTGCGTCTGGCACAGGCCCGGCTTAAGGGCGTACAGGCCAGAAGCGCGAAAGCCGCCATCAAAAAAGAGTTATTGCCGGACTTTTCCGGCTGGATTGAGGGAACGCTGGAGGCTGACGGCGGGCAGCAGGATGAAGTGATTGCCACGCTGATGGTGTGGGCGATTGACTGCGGCGATCTTCCGCTGGCGCTGCGTATCGGCGCGTATGTGGTCCGCCACAACCTCATCATGCCGGATAACTTTGGACGTACTGCTGCCACGGTACTGACCGAAGAAATCTGTAATCCGGTACTGACGCAGGCCGGGACGGATGCCGACGCGGATTTGTCCGCCTTTATCGAACCACTGGACACCCTCCGGGAGATTGTCACCGACCAGGACATGCCGGACGAAGTGCGCGCCAAATTATGCAAAGCGTGCGCCTTTGCCCGCCGTGGCCTGACCGATGCGGACAGCATGGCCTCATCACTGAAGCTGCTGCGCGAAGCGATGCACCTGAACCCGAACGCAGGTGTGAAACGCGAGATTGCAACCCTTTCCCGCGCCCTGAAAAAAGCCGATTCCGCAGCCGCACCAGAAGATGCCAGCACACCGCAGGCGCAGGACGAAAGCAGCAAAAGTAAAAAGACAACGCGGAAGCCTGCAACACGAAAAACCACCGCGACGCAGAAGGCGAAGCGCGGTTAACGACTGACCCCGTCAGCGGGCGGCGTGCGCGGTGTTCCGGTCTGACTCCGTGACCGTTTACACCGCGCACCCACCGCCCGATTTTTTCAGGAGTGAACCCCATGAGTATGGTTGCCAGAACCAACCCCGGACCCGCAGAGGACGACATCACCGATACCGATGATGGTGATACCCGTATTTCAGCAGGTGCATTCTGGCCGGATATTGTGCTGCGTGAGCTGCGTCTGGCGGTACGACTGCCGGGGCGCGTGACCACCTCCCGCCTGCTGCATACCGCCACCGGGGCCGTGGCACACGTTACCCGCGAGCTGGAAGCGTGGCAGCAGGAACAGCAGGCGGCTGGCCATCAGACGCTGGCCGATGTTCCGGCACCCGTAATTAACGGAGAAAGCGTCAATCTCTGGCACTGGCGCAATGCGGTTTACACCGCCACACGCGCCCTGATTCTGGAGCGTTACCGCGATGCGGACACAACGGACAAGGGCGACCGCCGGGCGGACGCACTGGATATACAGACATCGGATTTGTGGCGCGATGTGAGCTGGGCCATCTCTGACATTCTGTGCCGCCCGCGAATCTTTGCGGAGTTGTGCTGATGAAAGTGAAGGCACTGGAAGGCGACACCGTGGATTCGCTCTGTTTCCGGTACTACGGCACGACGCAGGGCGTCACCGAAAAGGTGCTGGATGCCAACCCCGGACTCTGTCAGCAGGTATTTCTGGACGCCGGGCAGGAGGTGGAGATGCCGGAGCCGGAGAAGAAGAAACGAGAAATGATTCAGTTGTGGGGGGAGTAGCAGTGAGCACCATTCAAACAGGGATCACAGAGCAGGTTATTGCGTGGCTCTTTGACCACCTGCCAACGGTGTATGCAGTAGGCGCGGCGGTCAGCATTTCCGCGCTGATGAGTCTTTATGACGGACGAACACTGGTTCAGACCGTAACGGGATCGCTGGCGTGCGGCGTTCTTGCCATGGCCGTGGCCGGGTCGTTGCGCTTCTTCGGGTTTCCTGAAGATGCCGTGACGTTTATCGGCGCATCAATCGGTTTTATGGGTGCAGAGAAAGCACGCGACAAGGTTATTGCGGCCTTTAATCGCAGGGTGAAGGAGAAGGACGAATGAGCAACACATTTAAATTCAGCAGCCGGAGCGAAAAGAATTTGCAGGGCGTAAATCCTGATCTGGTGAAAGTGACCCGACGGGCACTGGAAATCTCGGAAGTGGATTTTGGTATCACCGAAGGGTTGCGCAGCCGTTACCGCCAGAAGCAACTGGTGGCCACGGGTAAGAGCCAGACCATGAACAGCCGCCACCTTACGGGGCATGCCGTGGATGTTGTGGCTTATATCGGCAGCCAGGTGTCATGGGAATGGCCGCTGTACGAAAAAATCGCAGCAGCATTCAGACAGGCCAGCCGGGAACTGAATATTCCGGTGGAATGGGGCGGCGACTGGAAGACCCTGAAAGACGGACCGCATTTTCAGTTACCACACGGAGCCTATCCGGCATGAAGCTCTGGCCCACGCTGGGCGTCGCTTTCCTTCTGATTGCCGCATGGGGAACATCCATGCGTCTGTCGTGGTCGCTGGGCCGGGAGAACGCCAGAAACGAAGCGCAGGCCAGCGCCCTGAAAAGTACCGTCGACACCCTGAATATCATCAGCACCGGGGTACAGGATATGCAGCAGGTGCTGGCGCAACTCCGCGTGGAAAATCAACAGCGAAATCAGGACGGAGAGGCCAGACGTGAACAGCTACGCAACGATATTGCAAAAGATGAATGCGCCCACGCTTTGCCTGACGCTCGTTTTACTGACAGGTTGCGCAGGCACGCAGAACGCGCCACGGCCAGCGCCGTCAGTCCGGCTTATACCGCAGACGCTGACCATACCAGTAATGCCTCCCCCCTTCCCTGATACTCCCACATGGGGAAATCTCGGTATATGGGGCGACCGCCTTCTGGATGCACTGGAAACCTGTAACGCGGATAAACGGGCCATTGAATTACTGGAACAGCGCAGACTGCAACGACTGAACAACGAGGACAACAACCATGCTGAAAACTGATTCCCTGCGTGAAGCCATGACCCGTTCATGCCGATGGTGTCAGGCCAACCCGGAAAAATTCACCATTTTCGTGGAGAGCGGCAACATTGAAACGACCGGAGAAACGCCCTCGTTTGTTTACCGCTATCAGATGGTGATGTTTGTCATGGATTACGCCGGGGAGCTGGACGACCTCACGCTGCCGCTACTGGCGTGGTTATCAGAAAATCAGCCACAGTTGTTGCTCAATCCGGAGCGTAATCAGGACATCAAATTCTCCGCCGTTATCAATGACGATGACAGCGCCGATCTCCTGTTTACGCTCCCTCTGCGGGAACGCGTTCGCATCACGCGCAGCAGTCAGGGCACGCCGCAGGCAGAACACCTGCCGGAGCCAAAACCCCGCCTGCCATCTTCCGAAGGCGACTGGTCGCATGTATTCCAGGATGTGACGTGGGGTGAAAGCGATGGATAAGGCATTCACCCGCGTGGATGAAACCTTTGAGGCCATCCGCGACAGCCTGAATCAGCAGGCCATCAATAACATCGCCAGAAAGCTGGCACAGGATTTACGCCGCGCCCAGCAGGCGCGTATCCGGTCACAGAAAGCGCCGGACGGGACCGCGTGGACACCACGCAGACGCCGCGTAACCCGGATACAGGAACGCATTCGCTTTATCTGGAATAACGAAGCACGCACGCTGAAAAACTGGCATCACGACACGGGGAAATACGGGCGAACCATTACCGGGTGGGATGAGGATAAAAATAATATCCGCACGTTTTACCGGGATGACATCGACCGTTTTCTGGAAATACGCACCCGGCGCATCAACCAGGACAGCACAAAGCGCGTCCCCATGTTCGTAAAACTGCGCACCGCCCGCTACCTGAAAGCCCGTGCAGATGCTTCCGGTGTGACGGTGGGTTACAGCGGCGTGGCCGCACGTATTGCCCGCGTTCATCAGTTCGGTGAGCGCGATCAGGTTGCGCCGGGCATTTTCACCGATTACCCGGTACGTGAGCTGTTGGGTATCAGCCAGGCAGATGAGCGCCTGATTTATAACACGGTGCTGGGCCGGATTGCGGAGGCTGTACGGTGAGCGCAGAACTCATGCGACTGCTGAGCAATATCATCCGCACCGGGATCATCTCTGAAGTTGATGAGAAGTCCTGGCGCGTGCGCGTTCGCAGCGGCGAACTGGAAACAGGCTGGCTGCGCTGGAACACCACGCGCGCGGGAGCCTTCAATGTGTGGCTGCCGCCATCACCAGGCGAACAGGTGGTAATTGCCTGCATTGGCGGCAACCCGGAAACCGCCATGATAATTGGCAGCCTGTGGAGTGATGCCAATCCGGCACCCGGCAAAAGCCTGAAAGAAATCGTGATCAGCGCGCCGGACGGCGCGGTGTTCCGCTACGACGCGGACGCTGGCGCACTGAGCGCCAGCGGCATGAAAACGGCCACTTTACAGGCATCCGTCAGCGTGAAACTGGATACGCCCGTCGTGGAATGCACAAACCTTCTGAGAACGGCGACGCTTGACGTCACAAAAGGAGGAAAGATGAGCGGCAATATCACGCACAGCGGCGGCAACTTCACCTCAAACGGCATTACCGTGCATACGCATAAACACGGTGGCGTGAAAGGCGGCAGCGATTCGACAGGAGGCCCGCAGTGACAACCCGCTACACAGGAATGAATCCGGACGGGACGGGAAACCTGAACGATATGGAGCACCTGAAACAGTCAGTCAGGGATATCCTGACCACCCCGCTGGCAAGCCGGGTTATGCGACGGGAATATGGCAGCCTTGTGCCTGATTTGATTGACGAACCCATGAATAACACCACGCGTCTGCAATGCATGAGTGCTGCCGTGATTGCGCTGACACGATGGGAACCCCGCATTGCCCTGGATGCCATCGACGTTGTCTGGAAAGCGGGAGGCCGCGCCGGGGTGACGCTGTCGGGCACTGTCATGCAGACCATGCAAAATGTTGAATTAACCATCACGCTGAGGGAGTAAATCATGCCTGCCGTTGACCTTTCCCAGTTACCGGAACCCGCCATCATCGCGGAGCCTGACTTTGAGGCAATTCTGGCTGACACAAAGGCCATGATGATTGCGGCTTATCCCGCCGAACAGCGTGAAGCCGTCTCCGCCGCGCTGGAGCTGGAATCGGAACCCCTGAACGTTATCGCCCAGACAACAGCGTTTCGTGAAATGCTGTTACGCCAGCGGGTCAATGAGGGGGCACGCGCCTGCATGTTAAGCCACAGCGCCGGGACAGACCTGGACAACCTCGCGGGCAATATGAACACAAAGCGCCTGACCATCACTCCGGCAACGGATACCACCGACGCGGTGATGGAGAGCGACACCTCGCTGAGACTGCGGGCGCAGCGGGCGTACGACGGCCTGAGTGTTGCTGGCCCGTCAGGTGCATACGAGTATTTTGCCCGCAGCGCCAGCGGTCTGGTGCGTGATGCGCGGGCTATCAGCCCGTCTCCGGCAAATGTGACGGTTTCCATCCTGTCCACTGAAGGCGACGGCACAGCAACGGAGGCGTTGCTTAATACCGTTCGCGCCGTTCTGAATGCAGAGGATACCCGCCCGGTGGCCGACCGCCTGACCGTACAGAGTGCCAGAATCGTGACATGGCGGCTGAATGCAAAACTGTACTTTTACCCCGGCCCGGAATCCGAACCTATTCTGGCCGCGGCTGAATCGTCGTTCAGGAAGTGGCTGGCTGAGCAGGGGCTTATCGGTCAGGACGTGGCGTTGTCCGCCATTGCTGCCGCACTTCATGTGCACGGCGTGCAACGCGTGGAGATAATCGAACCCACACAGAATATGGCCATCAGCGACATACAGGCGGCGCGCTGTGAGTCATTTACCATCAGCGAAGGTGGGCGCAATGAGTAATTCACTGTTACCGCCATCAGCCAGCAATTTCATGCGTTGTGCCGAAGCCGTCGGAACACGCATTACAGACATTCCGGTAGACCTCAACACGCTGTGGTCGCCGGACACCTGCCCGGTGCATCTGCTGCCTTATCTCGCCTGGGCATTTTCCGTTGACCGCTGGGATCGCAACTGGCCGGAAGAGACAAAGCGACAGGTGATTCGTGATGCATGGCTGATACACCGACACAAAGGGACCATCAGCGCACTGCGCCGGGCCATTGAGCCGCTGGGATACCTCATTCGCGTGTCTGAGTGGTGGGAGTTCGGCGGAGAACCGGGAACATTTACCGTTGAAGTCGGCACGCTGGACAGTGGCGTGACGGAGGAAATGTATCTGGAAATGGAGCGGTTGATTGCTGATGCCCGCCCGGCCAGCCGCCACATGACAGGGCTGAATATCATTCAGGAGATCCCGGGGGATATTTTCGCGGCGGCAGCAACTTACGACGGTGAAGTCATTACCATTTATCCGGACGATTAAGCATGAGTACCACAACACGAAAATTTAAAACCGTTATCACCGATACGGGTGCAAAAAAATTAGCTCAGGCAGCCGCGCCAGATGGTAAGCCTGTCCGCCTGACTCATATGGCCGTGGGCGACGGTGGCGGCACGTTGCCCACACCAGACAGTAAGCAGACCCGTCTGGTGCATGAGGTGTGGCGACACACTGTTAATCGCGTCATCCTGGACGCAACACATCAGAACCGCATTATTGCGGAGCTGGTTATTCCTCCTGAAACGGGCGGATTCTGGATCCGGGAAATTGGTGTATTTGATGAGCACGGCGATTTAATCGCGGTGGGCAATACTGCGGAAAGTTACAAGCCAGCCGTTGCCGAAGGATCCGGACGTGCACAAACATTTCGCACCATTCTGACCGTATCCAGCACTGCCACCGTGGCGCTTACCGTGGATAACACCATGGTGATGGCCACAGTGGATTACGTGAATGACAAACTGAAAGAGCATGAACAGTCACGACGTCACCCGGATGCCTCGCTGACCGCAAAAGGCTTTGTTCAACTCAGTAGCGCCACTAACAGCGATTCTGAAACGCTGGCCGCAACGCCGAAAGCGGTTAAGGCCGCGTATGACCTGGCTAACGGAAAATATACCGCTCAGGACGCCACGACGGCACGAAAAGGGATAGTCCAGCTCAGTAGTGCCACCAACAGCACGTCTGAAACAGTGGCCGCGACACCGAAAGCGGTTAAGGCGGTAATGGATGAAACGAACAAGAAAGCGCCCTTAAACAGCCCGGCGCTGACCGGAACGCCAACAACACCAACTGCGCGACAGGGAACGAATAATACCCAAATCGCAAGCACGGCTTATGTGATGGCCGCGATTGCCGCCCTTGTAGATTCGTCACCTGATGCACTGAACACGCTGAACGAGCTGGCGGCGGCGCTGGGAAACGACCCGAATTTTGCGACCACCATGACTAACGCGCTTGCGGGTAAGCAACCGAAAGATGCCACCCTGACGGCGCTGGCCGGGCTTGCTACTGCGGCAGACAGGTTTCCGTATTTTGCGGGGAATGATGTCGCCAGCCTGGCAACCCTGACAAAAGTCGGGCGGGATATTCTTGCGAAATCGACCGTTGCCGCTGTTATCGAATACCTCGGTTTACAGGAAACGGTAAATCAGGCTTCTGGCGCATTACAAAAAAACCAGAACGGCGCAGATATTCCTGATAAGGATCGCTTCCTGAGTAACATTAATGTTTACAGCAAAGGCGAGGTGGATAAGAAAAAAGGAATGCAGCAGTACGCATTTAATGCGCCGTCTAATGCAGTTGGTGGAAAGTGGTATCCAGTTATTTTCCGGCGTTCCACAGGCAGCACTGGCGAGCTGGCTTCCAGAGTGATTATAACGACCACATCTGCCGGCGGTAATTACGAAATGAATAACTGCGAATTCAATGGAATGGTAATGCCTGGTGGCTGGACTGATCGTGGTTCATATGCGGCAGGTTATTTTTCGACGTATCAGACTAATGAGCGCGCAATCCATTCCATTGTAACAAGCCTTAAAGAAGATGATGTATGCAGCGTTTTTTACGTTGAAGGCAGGGCTTTTCCTGTGCGGGTTTCTGCTGAAGAAGGGCTAACGGTTATTGTTCCAACTCAGGATTATACCGTCGGTCAAACAACATATAAGTGGGGAGCAACTAATCCCGCGACAGAAAGCACGAACGCACAAGCTATTCTGGATTTTAACAATGGGCGAGGGTTTTATTGTTCTCACTCAATATTCGGTATTAATGCCATTTTTAGCGGAAATCTGGGGATTGGAACGGCTAATGCCCTGGGTGGCAATTCAATAGTTTTAGGAGATAACGATACCGGGTTTAAACAAAATGGTGATGGGGTGCTGGATGCTTATGCTAATGGTGTGCATGTATTCCGCTTTAGAAATGGTTCAGCAATATCATTAAAGGGTATTCAGGCTGGGGAAAGTAAGTTATTCACACTTTCAAGCGCAAATACCGCTGCCCGTAATGCATCATTTAACTTGTGGGGAAATTCGTCAAGACCAATTGTTGTAGAGCTTGGTGATGATTCAGGCTGGCATTTCTGTAGTCAGCGGAATACAGATAACTCGGTGATATTTGCTGTAAACGGTCAGATACAACCAAGCAATTGGGGTAACATTGATTCCCGATATGTAAAGGATGTTCGGCTTGGCTCACAGCAATATTATGGTGTAAACAACTGGCAAACATGGGACTTCCAGTGCCCATCGGGCTATGTACTGACGGGTATCAATGTTCAGGATGTCGGGAAAAACTCTGCCGATAATATTGCGGGCGTTTATTACAGACCCGTTCAAAAATATATAAATGGCACCTGGTATAATGTAGCGAGCGTTTAATATGATGCACTTAAAGAACATAAAAGCGGGTAATACTAAAACACCGGAGCAGTATGAGTTAACAAAGAAGCACGGAGTTATCTGGCTTTACTCTGAGGACGGAAAAAACTGGTATGAGGAAGTGAAAAACTTTCAGCCAGACACAATAAAGATTGTTTACGATGCAAATAATATTATTGTCGCCATCACTAAAGATGCCTCCACACTTAACCCTGAAGGTTTTAACGTCGTTGAGGTCCCCGATATAACAGCCAATCGTCGGGCCGATGATTCCGGTAAGTGGATGTTTAAGGACGGAGCTGTAGTTAAACGGATTTATACGGCAGACGAGCAGCAACAACAGGCCGAATCACAAAAGGCCGCGTTACTTTCCGAAGCGGAAAGCGTTATTCAGCCACTGGAGCGCGCTGTCAGGCTGAATATGGCGACGGATGAGGAGCGTAGCCGACTGGAAGCATGGGAACGCTACAGTGTTATGGTCAGCCGTGTGGATACGGCAAAGCCCGAATGGCCACAAAAGCCTGAGTAAAAATTAAGGCCCGCTATCGGGCCTTGTCTCATTCAGGTTGCTAATCTAACCATTAGCGGTTTTTGTGTTAAATCAGAACAGCCCTTTAACTGAACTGGTTGCGCTGTTAAGGGATGATGTGACCTTATCTTTGAAGCCGGACAGCATATCACTGAACGATGAGGATTGCAGGCGTTCCCGCAAATCCTCATCGCAGCGTTCAAGAGTCAGTGAAAACTCTATCTTTTTCGCCTTGCCGTAGCGATCAAACTCGGAACGGGTCGTATTCGTTTCAGTCAGTACATACATGCCGTAAATCTGCCCGACACCATCAATCAGAGGCCAGGGGCGTCCTGTATATGCCTGCGTGGTCAGCAACGAAAGCGACACTTCGCCACCTGTAATTTCAGGATAAAGCACGCCGGAAAGCACGATGCGATCATCACCTGCGCCGATATACTGCCAGCTTGCTGAACGGTTAACGCGTTCATTTTTCACATGCCGCCAGCTTTTGTTTTGCTGTAACTGCTGATGCGGCAATGTGCGCAGCTCAAAAACAAACATGCCGTAGATCATCATCATGGCCATGACTCCTCAATCTTTATCGTAAAAACTGCCACGCCCGGCACGGGCGCGCCGTTCCATTTCTGCCCTGACCATTTCGCCAACCAGTTTCGCCAGTTCGCGGGGATTCTGTGTAACAACGTTATGCAGATGAACATGAATTTCACCGCCAAATCCGGAGGCAACAGACTCCCGGTTACGGGAAGTTGCAGGAACTGATGCCACTGGCGATCGTATAGCCTCCGCCACCGGGCGGGAGCTGGCCGCAACAACAGGGACCAGCGCCGGAGGCAGCGGAGCCGGAACCACGGGTGTGATATTAATTGCGGGGGCAGGCTTACTGACCTGCGCAATCTTCCGCTCCTGCCACTCCCCACGAACAGCAAGTGCGCGGGGCAGGTTCTTAAAGACAATATCGCCGGGGCCAATGCGTTTTTTCGTCTCATCAACCAGCTTACCTGTGTTATCAGCAATTTTGCTGAGTCTGCGTAGCGTACCGGTATTGTTGTCTGTGAGCGGTTTGTTGTCTCTGGGTTTATCGCCTTTTTTGTCGTCGACCTTATCTGACGGGGCCGGGCCGGGAGTCCATGGTTTCTGAACCATTTTCTTGAGAACCGGATCCCATTCCCACATTACAGGAGCCTTTGAAGCGTTCTCTATTTTCTTTCTCGCCCGTTCCGCTTCATCCGGAAGCACTCCGAGCTTTTCAAGTATCCACGCCAGTGAATCCATCAATGCTTTTGTTGGCGTCAGGACAAGCTCTATCGCTCCACCGAGTACCCTGCCGAATACCTCGCCAGCACTGGTACATTTATCCAGCGTTTCCTTGCTGGACTCCATCGGTGACAGCAGCGATTTAAACCAGTTAAAGACCTGAATAATCCCATCGCGCACGACATCAAAAACTGGACCGAACCGTTCAAAGGTTTCGCGCAACGGAGCCAGCCGTTCCATAATCCCACTGAACACCCCTGCATAAAACGCCTTGATGGGTTCCCAGTATTTCCAGATGAGAACCGCCGCAGCCACAAACGCAGCAGCAATCAATCCGACCGGGCTGAACAGCGCCCCGATAGCGCCCCCCAGTAACGAAACGGAACCCGTCACCATTCCCCATAGTGCTGGCAGGAGCCTGACAGCATTCATTGATCCGGTCAGGAGGGAAAAGCCAAGACGCAGTTTTGCCAGCGGGCCAGCAAGCACACCAATAGCCAACGACAACGAGCCGACCGTTGCAGTCATCGCCAGCAATGCCCCACCTGCAATCAGTAGCTGGCGCGTCAGTGCCGGATGGGCCTGCGCCAGCGCCGTCACCTTTGATACCACCCGCGTGAGCCACTGCGTGACAGAACGCAGCGGACCGTCAATCAGATCTGCAATGCGGATGCGCAACCCTTCCCATGCACTACCGAGTGATTTCAGATCGCCGTCAAGGTTGTTGGCCATAACCTTTGCTGTGCGTTCAGCCTCACCGCGCGCGCCTTCAAGTTCTTTTCTCAGTTTGGGTAAGGAGCCGTCACCCGCTGCATCAACGAGCGCCATAAACGATGTGAAAGCCTCTTCTCCGGCAATGTCCTTAAAGAACGATACCCGGTCAACTTCCCCGTATTTGCGGGTGGCTTTATAAAGGTCGGCCAGTACATCCTCCATCGGGCGCATTTTGCCGTTCGCGTCAGAGACAGCCACACCCAGCTCTTTCAGCGCCTCTGCTGCCGCCTTTGGCGGTGATGCCAGACGAGCCAGGCTGGCACGCATTGCCGTCCCGGCATCACTCCCTCTGATGCCCATATTCGCCAGCACGCCAGCCATCGCTGCGGCCTGCTCCAGCGATATTCCCAGCTTACCCGCCACCGGACCTGCATATTTCATGGTTTCGCCCAGCGCGCGAAGGTCAGTGTTGGTACGGGTAAACGCCGCTGTAAGCGTGTCGCCAACCCGGTCCATCTGGTCAGCAGAGAGGCCGAACTGCGTCAGGATATTTGAGCCAATATCCGCCGTCTCGCCGAGATCCATACCGCCAGCCGTTGCCATGCTCAGCACGCCGGGAAGCGCAGCCTGAATGGCCTGCGGAGTAAAACCAGCCATTGCAAGAAATGCCTGTCCACTGGCGGCATCTCCAGCGGTGAACTGCGTTTCAGAGCCAAGTTTTAACGCCTGCTCACGCAGCGCCTTAAACTGTGGGCTGTTTTTGTCGATTCGCGTCAGTGCCTGAACGCGGGACATCTCTTTCCCGAACCCAATCGCGGGCTGCAAAAAACGCCCGGCAGCATAGCCGCCCGCCGCTGCCGCACCTGTTGCCAGTGCACCACCTGTTTTCAGTTTTCCCGCGGTTTCCTGCGCGCGCGAATACCGCTCACGCGCCCGCGTTACACGCGCAAGCGCCTGCCGTTCGCGTTCAAGCTGGTTGTTGTACTGTTCGGTGCGTCTGATGGCCTGTTGAATGGTGTTATCGCTGCCTGTCAGGGAAATGCCGTGGCGTTTCAGCTCTCCGCCAAGCTCCCGCATTTTCTGAATTTCCCGTGCGCGCGATTCATTCAGGCGTTCAAGCCGGGTGCTTAACTGCAGCATCAGCTTTTGTTGTTTTTCGCTGAGCACTGTACCCGTGCGTTGTAACTGATTAAGGGCGTTAAGCTGGCGTCGTGCTTTCACGATGCCAGCATCCGCTGTACTGACAGCGTCGCGGGCACGCTCAAATGAACGCGCCTGACGCTCGAGATTTTTGATCGCCCCCTGAGTTCGCTGGATGGAGTCACCAAACTGCCCCATCAGGCGGCGGGCGTTTTCGGCAGGCCGGGTCAGCCTGTCAACGGCGCTGAAAGCGACCCGGATATCAAGAGTCTTCATTGTCTGCATTCCCGCTGCGAAGTGCCGCCCGCTCACGCCAGCTAACCACTTCGCCGGGCGTCATCATGAAGATTTCGGCGGGCGACCAGTTAAAAATAACGGCAATATCTGCCACAAAGTCTTCTATGTGCTCAAAGCACACAACCGTGATCAGGCTTCCGTCGCCTGTTCGTTCTTCCCGCCAGAGTCCGCACCGCTCAAAAAATTTACGGCAACCACACATAACTGAATAAAGTCACAGGATGCCATTTTTTTGATCGTCACTTCATCCAGTCGCGGTGATGTCACGCGTGACAGCAGCGTAAACATGGATTCCGCTTTCAGATTCAGCACATCAGACAGCGACAAATCTCGCAGAGATCCAGCCTGCTCAATAGCTCCGGTGATCTCCACATACGTGATTTTTTCGCCGCTTCGCTCAATTGGTTGGGTAAGTTTTACGCCACGCTCACTGGTTTCTTTCACAGTGTCAGCAACGACCGTGTTTTCGTTATCGATGTTTTTCGTCTCTTTCATCAGGAAACTCCTTTCAGTCAGAGGCGACGCACTGCGCCGCCTGCATATTACTTATCAGCCAAGCCCAAGCGCGGAACGGATGCGATCGGGCACAATGTCCTTGCCGTCCTTCCGGTAAATGAAGTTCAGCAGGTCAATCTCCCACAACGGGCGATCGTTAACACTCAGCTTGTAGTAGGTGTTTTTAATGGCGTAAGTGTGTGATGTGGCTTCGCCCTGTTTGGCTTCCCCCATATCAATTTCCGTCACACGTCCGCGCATTTCGACTTCATACAGGTCGCTTTCTGCATCGGTGTAGTATTCACCCGCAAAACGCAGCAGCGTGCCGTCAATCGTGCCGCCATACTTAAGGAACAGCTCACGAACTGCGCCCCCCATGACAAAGCTCGCATCAAGCGCGGAGTCATCCAGGCCGAGATCAATACTTACCGCTCCCATCATGCCACCACCCCGGTAGCTGTCGGTTTTGCGCGTCAGCTTAGGCAGAGTGACGGACGTCACCTTACCCACTTCGTTTTCACCATCCACAAACAGCGTAAAAAAGCGAAGATGTTTTGGTACAGCCATCAGGCACCTCCCAGCACCGCAAATGCGGGACCAAAGAATTCATCAGTAAACGACTGGTAAAGCTCCATGTCTTCCAGCGGGGGAACAGGCGTATATTTGTAGCGAATACGCACGCGCCCCTGACGTAAATTCGTGGTGCCGTTATCCACCACGTCATACCAGCACGACGCCCCAATCAGTTTCCCGGCAGTAACCAGTGAATCCAGTTTTGCCCTGATAGCACTGATAACATCCTTCACGTTCGCAGGCGTCAGTGGACTGTCGATGGTTTCAAACTGCGCTTCCGCAATTGAATCAGCCAGCACCTGTGCGGTTCGGGTATACACCTCAAAGATGTAGGCGTTCGTTTCCGGTGTGCGGTTGCCCCAGAAGCGGAACCCGTTGCGACGAATAATGGTCGTGATTTCTTTGTTGTTGAGGCTGTTGGCATCACTGTCTTCGGCCTGCAACGACCAGAACACATGCCTGGACATCCCCAGCACATTTTTAACCGGAACGTTGGACAGCGATTTGTGCCAGCCCTGCTCATGGTCAATGTACGCACGAAGGCCGCACGCATAGGCAGGCGCGGGGAACGTTTCGTTTTTGCCACTTTTCGGGTTGTAGGCGATGAAGTCCGGCCATAAGAGCATCACCTCACGTTCGTTGAATTTCTGGCGGTAGGTAATTGCCTCAGCCATCGTGTTACAGTCATGACATGAGGCATACACAAACGCGCGCAGTTTACCCGCAATCACGCACAGGGATTTTGTCACCGCCTCCGTGTCCAGCTCCGGCGCGGCCAGAATACGCGGACGGTATCCGATGCTTTCATCCTGCTCTGCAACAAGCAGCGCATACATCCCCGTATAGCTGCCGTCATCCTCAGAACCACCGATAACCAGTTGATCCTGCGTCTTACCGCCTTCTTCTTTGTGTTCAGCCACGCGAACGACGATCACTTTTGTGCTCACCTGGTCTGCGATAGCCTTAAGCGCACGATAAAGCGTCCCCGTAGTCCCGCATTTTCCCAGCACGTCATTGACGCGGGTCAGCAGTGTGGGCTTGTTCAGCGGGAACAGCTCCGCATCCGCATCATCCGCCGTTGCCACGATACCGATAACGCTGGAATCAACATCATTAATCGCTGTTACCAGGTCGGTACTTTCCGTGACACGGGCACCATGAAAACGAGTTTCACTCATAGCTTCAGCCCCTTGTATCCGTTAAATGATTCGGCAACAATCATCACCCACCACGCGCGTAATCTCACCCCTGCGCCGTTCTCCCGCCACGGCGACAACAAAAAGCAGTAACCCACTCCGCACGCACATGCGACCATGCCGCACAGGGAGGGAAAGATGACCAACACCACCATGCAATTGCTCAGTCAGGGCACAGACCCCGTGAAAATGCCGGATTTTGATATTCTCGCGGAGGGGGAAACGCTGTCCGGCGTGGCAGAGCGCCTGATGAGTCTGTCACTGACCGACAACCGGGGATTTGAAGCGGACCAGCTCACCATCACGCTGGATGATGCGGATGGTCAGTTGCAGCTACCGCCACGGGGCGCGCGCCTGACGGTTCTCATTGGCTGGAAAGGCGAACCGCTGACAGAAAAAGGCACTTACATTGTTGATGAAATCGCTCACGAAGGACCGCCGGACAGGCTGACGGTTTCAGCCAGAAGCGCAGATTTTCGGGATGAATTTAACGTTAAACGTGAGGTGTCCTGGCATGATGTGACCGTTGAGCGAGTGGTATCCGCCATCGCTCATCGGTACGGTCTGAAACCGCAAATCAGCGAAATGCTGATGGACATCGAAATCGACCACGCCGACCAGACCGAAGAAAGTGACATGTCCTTCCTTACGCGCATGGCGGAAATGCTGGGCGCAATCACCACGGTAAAAAGCGGCAATCTGTTATTCATCATGCCAGGTGGTGGCGTGAACGCACAGGGCCAGCCGTTGCCCTCGTTCGCCATTACACGCAGCAGCGGCGATCGCCATCAGTTCCGCATTGCTGACCGCGAGGCGTATACGGGGGTGCGCGCCTACTGGCTTGATCTTAATTACGGGAAAAAGAAAAAAGTCAGCGTGAAACGCCGCAAACCGCCAAAACCCAAAAAGGAGAAAAGCAGCAGCCGTGAAGGTGATTATATGGAAGGCGCGGAAGGCAATGTGTTTGTGTTACGCAAGACTTATCAGAACGAGCAGGCAGCAAGACGCGCAGCGGCGGCAAAGTGGCAGCAGCTACAACGCGGAGCCGCATCATTCTCCATCACGCTGGCGCGTGGACGTGCAGAACTCTACCCCGAAATGCATGGCACGGTAACAGGATTTAAAAGCGAGATTGATAATCAGGACTGGATCATTGCAAAAGCCGAGCACACCATTGATAACAGCGGCTTTACCACGCAGCTTGAGCTTGAGGCAAAAATCCCGGAATGGATAGCGGAAACAGAGTGAGCAACTTAGAATAGCGGCAGCACCACGTTAAGGGAGGTCGCTATGTTCCGTTGTCCGCTTTGTGGCGCATCTGCCCGTATCCGCACCAGTCGTCCGGAAAATGATTCAAACACTGTGCGACAAAAGTATTACCAGTGTAACAATCTGGAATGCGGCGTATGCTTCTCAACACTGGAAGCTTTCCATAAATTCACATCAAAACACGCCTCCGGCGTTCACTCTTCAGAAGGTATCCCGTGGCATGATCTGCCAGCTTCACACAGGGGAAACAATCAGATGAGTTTGCCTTTATCTCAGAATTAACAGGCAGAATTGCCGGAGTAACAAAAAAGCGATAGATTACGTGCGGGTGCCTTTCGGCTGATGGTCGGAGGGAATACCCGAAGGCCAGATGTGGAAAGGCCCCGGAAAACATTTCTGTTTAACCGAGGCCCTAACATATCTACCTTAAGCAAGTGATAGGTTAGCGCCTCTCCAACAAAGGAGCAAGCGCTATGTCGCAAAAATCGCTTACGACCATCACGTTCTGCGTGACGGTAATCCTCATCATCTGGATGCTGCACGGTTCGCTGTGTGAAATACGGATGAGCTTTTGGGGAGCGGAGTTTGCGGCGTTCTTACAGTGTAAGCAGTAA